CTTCTGAGTGTAAAGGTCGTTTAGATGTTGCATCATGTTCTCCATCGATAACCTCCTCATAGGTTATACGTTTTATCTTGGGATCGTTCATTTCTCCAAGATACTCCCATTTTATATCAGATTTTCCCAACCTGTCAACAATTGCATTTTCTATATCAATAGGAGATTCGATGCATTTTATAATGAAATCAGCATGCATTTGATATGCAAATATTTGAACTCTGAATTTCTTAGGGTGCATTTTTTCTTTCTATTTATTAATTGGGGCGGAACTGTGTCCGCCCCAAAATTAAATATTAAGCACCTGGTGATGCAAAAATACCTCTAAAGTCAGATACACCAAATGAGTATCTTTCTCTAGCTTTGTATCTTACGTTACCAGTATCGAAATCACCTTCCATCGCTGTTTTGATTGGAGATCTTTCGAAGTACTTCATACCGTTTGGTACATCAGTAAGAATGTAGAACGCATCTGTATCAGTTAAAAAGTTGTTCACTCTGTAACCTTGAGGGATCATACCCATAGATACAATTGCATTAACATCGTTATCTGCTGTTCCAACTCTGCCTTGAGACTTCATTAATCTTTCAGCTGTGAATTGTAACTCAGAAGGGATAATCATTTTAACACCTCTTGCAGCAATTTTTAGACCTCTTTCGTCTTTCATTGCAGCAATGTCAATTAATGATTGCTCTAATGAAGTTTCATTCAAATCAGCTGCAGTAGTTAATGTATTTGATACATTTCCACCACTTACTGTCGGGTGAGCAGTGTTGAATAAAGTTACACCGTCACCTGAGTTGAAGCTTCCGCCAGGTAATCCATTGATTAATGGATTAACAGCTTTTACTTGTTTTGTGTTCGCCATGGATCTAGCTAACGCTTTTGTATATCTTGATGATAATTGATCATACAAGTTATCTTCTACCGCTTCCTCAGTTATTGAGAAGGCAAGAGCTATAGTCTCGTGACTATATCTTGCAGTGTAAGTTTCTTGAGCATTGTCAAAAGTTACTCCACTTCCTTCTGGTTTAACTTGAGCTTGAGCGAAGCCAGATAACATAACCTCTTCTTCAAACGCTCTGTCTGAAGATTCAGTTGTGTAGATCTCAGCGTGCTGATTTTCATAACGTTTATATTCCAGACCGAATAATGCATTCAAACCTGGCTCTAGTTCTTTGACTAGTTGTCCTCTAGATATTGCCATAGTTATCCTCCTTATACTCCGGCTGTTGCTTTTAGCTGATGCTCGTTAATCAAAACAACCAAGTTAACATTTGCAGAACCTGCAGTATTGTTATCTGGGTCTTTTGATATAGCGAGTATTCTTAATTGTGCAGTACCAGTTTTCTGATCAGACGTTTGTAATTCCACTTTGGATACATAGTCTGGAGAAGATCCTGCTGCGTACACAATGTCAGCGTTAAGGCCGACGTCTGCTGCTGCAGTTGCGCCGTCCGCTTGTATTTCAAACCTCTCATACGGGTCATCAGATACAAATCCAACAATGTCTGTTGCAGTGTTAGAAGCATCTAAATGATTCGCAAAAGTAGGCTTACCTGTAGTTGCGTCAGTAAAGAATACGCCGTTTAGTGATCCTAATAATGCATCACTCGCTGCTGCTACAGTGATTGTTCCAGTTGCTGCCAATTCGACAGGGTCTTGGAAGTAAATCGCTGATGCAGATGCTGCGATACTATATTCGGATAAACCTTGTGCGTCTCTATTCTGACCAACTTTTCCTATTGGTTTTAGACCAAAGGCTGCGTCTATATTTGCCATAGTTGTTGTCCTCCTTTAAGACATTTAGTTTATCCGGCGGTTAGGAATTGTTAAAAAATTAACTTTTCTTTGAGCCACCGAAGGTTACACGAGTCTGCCTATCTATGTTGATTGGCATACTCCTATGCTGTTCCTTCTTAAGATCGTTATCGATTGCTTCACTTTTTTCATCGTGCATCTTTCGATAATACTCGTTTCTTTGTTGTGCGATCTCTTCTGGTATCCTTGCCAGCAAAAGGCCACCAACTCCAATAATCCCCTTGTATTTTCCATCTTCAATGACCGGGTATTCAGGAAATTCATCAGCTCTCACTAATTCAAATCCTTCTCTCAATTTACCAGTAACATTTCTCGTGTCCTGATAACCTTGAACCTCGGCCCTGATCCATTTATAACGCCATCCGTCTTTAGCAGGGGGTGTATCCAAGTTGTTGGATCTTTGCCAAACTTTTGGTCGAGCTTCTTGCTCTCTAGTTTGACTTGCACGAGGGGCTTCTTTTATATTTTCTTTTGTCATATGCTTCTATGCCTCCTTCATGAGTTTTTGTTTTTGTTTTGCATAATCGTCGAGTGACACACCTAATTTTTTAGCAATTGCTACCTCAGACGGTGTGAGTCTTTGGGTTTTGCGACCTGTTCGACTACTACGCGTTGCAGATGCAACAGTTTGAGTAGGTTTATTAGTCGTCTCTTCTGTATTCTTAGCAAATTTATGTGGAAATTCAAGAGCTATTCTTCTATCTATTTCCTGATAATATTCATCAGGATATGATATTGGATCATAGCCTTCTTCCTCAGTTAATTGTCTATGAATTGCTTTAGCACCCTCAGTCATAACAATATCCTTGTTAAACCAAGTGTTTTTTTCAGCCCACTCTTGGGCTTTTGGATCTATTCTTCTTGGTCTTTGTTGAGTTTGCTCTTCAGGTTGTGGAACAGGCTCTTCTTTAGGTTTTGACTCTTTATTTTTCATGTCAAGTAGTTTTGCCTCTTCATAACCTAATCTAGATATTTCTGCCTGTGCAGCAACTTCTAATTGAAGATTGTTTTCTTCCCTAGCTTTTGCTAACTTGGCAACTGCCGCTTCCATACCAGATTTTATTCTACCTTCCATTTCTGAAACGTATCCAGTATCTACTTTTGCTAATCTAGATTTTAATTTTTCTTGCTCTTCTAAAACACTCTTTGCGTAAAAAGTTGCAGCTTCTTCTCTTCGCTCTGCTTCACGCATTTTTTTAGTAAGCTTTGCTATTCTTCTTTTGACTCCTTCGGAATAATCATCTAACTCTTTTTTCTTTTCTTCGTTCGTTTCTTCTTGTTTCGTTTCTTCTTCCACTTCTGTAGATGTGTCAGAAGATTCACTACTTGTGTTGACAGTGTCAGTAGTGTCATTATCAGTTTGAACATTTGTTTCCTCCTTTTCCTCGGGTAACTCTATTTCAGCTCCAGGACCAGAGGTATCTATATCGACCATTTTTTCTTCTTCTTGCATAGTTCTCTCCTATGTTAATATTGATGAAGTATATCTTCAGGATTATCGATGGTTGCTAAAACTTCATCATCATTTAGCAATCTAACTTCCCCGCCATCGATCTGGATTCTAGATCCAGCATATCTTGCAAAAATTACCCAATCACCCTTTTTACACCAAGGACCTTCAGGAAATTTTTCTTTGTCATAACAATGTGGACCCATGGATAATACTAATCCACAGGTTGAGGCCACTTGTTGTCTTTCCAAAGTGTCAGATCCTAAAAATAATCCACCTTTGGTTTTTTCTGGTAGTTTAAATGGAAGAACTAACATTCTCCATCCAGTAGGTTTTGGTAATTTTGTTGTTTCTTTTGTTTTTAAACGCTCGTAGCCTTCAACTTCTTTTTTGTGATTGTCCTCATATTTATCTAATAAGGCTGATTTAATTTTTGGTGGCGTCGAATTTGAGGACGTTGTCTGCTTTAATTTCATTTTTTTGCTCCTTTGGGTTTAGCAGGTTAGAGATTTCCTGTGTAATATATTGGTAGGCGTGAGCCTGTCCTAACATATACTTATATTTTTCCATATTGTCAATACCACCTGCCATGATGTTATTACCTATGGCTTGATATGCATCTTTTAATTTTTTTTGTAATTTACTTATTATCTCTAGTTCGTCTAATAGCATTTTTACCTTTCTTAAAAATTGCAGCGACTTGTGATTTACCCATAACCTTGGCACGCTGTTCTCCAACCGTTAGGATTTGTATTTTTCTTGCAAACGGTTTATTTACACGTTTGACTTTTGCAACAGTTGCTCTTGCATCTGAGGGTGTCGCAAATTTTATTTTAACTGTATCTCTAGGATTTTCGTCTGTGTAGAGTCTTCTACCAGATCCTTTTGGTTTTTTACCTGTTCCCTTTTTTGGATCTGCCATAAGACTTCATTTCTTTAATATGTTTTTTTATAATGTTTGATTGTTTTTTATGTAGCTTGGAAGCTTTACCTAAAGCTTTTGCTACCTTGTTTAATTTTTTAACCATTTAACACTTCCATCTTCTACGCGCCTGACGAAGTCTTGAATTAGGATCAGCTGCAGCTTTTGGAAATTTTTTCATTTGTCCTGCGCTTCTTGCACAAAATGATTTACGTCTTTTAGCAGCTTTTGATCCTGGTTTGACTTTGCCAGTGACCGCTGTTTTTAGTTTTGAACCGGGATTATCTCTTCTATATCGGGCGACCCCAGCCTTT